TGGTGGATCAGGTACGAACGGAACTGTACCATCAAGTGGTGCTGGTGGAGCTGGGGTTGCATCTTCAATAACTGGAACACCAGTTGTAAGAGCCTCTGGTGGAACAGGTGGCGCTGACTGCGCTGGAAATGTAGGAGCTACAACTCCTGGTGGTGGCGGAGCTGGAAGTGGAGGAAACCCTGCACCTGCTGCCGGAAACGCAAGCGTAAACACTGGTGGTGGCGGTGGTGGCGGTGGCGACAATGCTGCTGGTGGTAACGGTGGATCTGGTATAGTTATAGTAAGAGTGCCAAGTGCGCACCCATTATCTGTATCTCCAGGTACTAATTCTGTAGCAAACTGTGTAGGACCAGCTAATGATAGAGTGGCTACTTTCACTGTTTCTGGGACTTTGACAATCGGTTAAAAATACAATATACAATAGAAAGAAATATGAATTTATCAAATTATTGTTGGTGGTTTCAAAATGCTATTCCTGAAAGAATATGTGATGATATTGTTAAGTATGGTAAATCTATATCTGATCAAATGGCTGTAACAGGTGGATATGGTGGTAAGAAATTAAATAAAAAACAACTTAAAGATTTAAAAAAGAAAAGAAATTCTAATATTGTTTGGTTAAATGATAGATGGATATACAAAGAAATACATCCATATGTCCATCAAGCAAACGCTAATGCAGGTTGGAATTTTAATTGGGATTGGTCTGAGTCCTGTCAATTTACAAAATATGAAAAAGGTCAGTACTATGATTGGCATTCTGATAGTTGGGACAAACCTTATATAAGAGAAAATACATCTGCACCTGATCACGGTAAGATAAGAAAGTTGTCTGTCACTGTTTCTTTATCTGATCCAAAAGAATACAAAGGTGGAGAGTTAGAGTTTGATTTTAGAAACATGGACCCTGATAAAAAAGTAAAACCATATAAATGTAAAGAAATTTTACCAAAGGGATCTTTAGTTGTATTCCCATCTTTTGTTTGGCATAGAGTTTGTCCAGTAATAAAAGGATCTAGGTATAGTTTAGTAATATGGAACTTAGGATACCCGTTTCGATGAAAGATAAAAAAGAACAATTATTTAGAGAAGATTATTTTACTTGTCCAATATATTGGATGGATAAACCAGAGTGGGTGAAAAAATTAAATAAAGCCTCTGATCCATACATTAAAGCAGCAGCTAAAAGTAATAAAAAATTTATAAATGAAAGAACTAAAAAATATGGAGACAAAGGAGATCATGGTATGGTCCATCATTCTACTGGCCTTATAGGTGATCCAAAATTTAAAGATCTACAAGAATGGATAATAGCTACAGCATATAATTTATTAGATGAACAAGGTTTTGATTTAAGTGGTCATCAATTGTTTTTAACTGAACTTTGGGTGCAAGAATTTTCGCATCTAGGTGGTGGACATCACACCTTACATACACACTGGAATGGTCACATGTCTGGTTTTTATTTTTTAAAAGCTAGTGATATAACATCACGACCTGTATTTGAAGATCCTAGACCAGGCAGGTGTATGAATCTTCTGCCTGAAAAAAATAAAAATAACGTAACTTTAGCAACGTCTCAAATAAACTATAGTGTAAAACCAGGAAGAATTATATTCTTTAATTCTTTTATGCCTCATTTATATAGCGTTGACAATGGATATGAACCTTTTAGATTTATACATTGGAACATACAAGCAATACCAAAACCAGTTTTAGACTGTTATAAAAATGATATTAAAAAATAAAAAAATGATTAATTATATAAAAACTATTTTAGGCACTAATACAAAAGTTCAAGATGATTTTGTAGAAACAATCTTGGAAGAAAAAAGAAAAGAACTAATGAAAAGGAGAAAAAATGTCGTTCAAAAAAAATAAATATTCAGTCATAAAAGGAGCTATATCAAAAGAGTTAGCAGATTTTTGTTACACTTATTTCTTAAACAAAAGGAGGGTTGCTAGATTTTTATTTGATAATAAATATATATCACCTTTTACAGAATACTTTGGTGTATGGAATGATAGTCAAGTTCCAAACACATACTCACATTATAGCGATATTGTCATGGAGACTTTATTACAAGGTCTTCAAACTAAGATGGAAAAACAAACCGGCTATAAATTACAGCCAGCATACTCTTACGCTAGAATATATAAGGATGGAGACATATTACATCGTCACAAAGATAGGTATTCTTGTGAGATATCCACTACCTTAAATCTTGGTGGTGATCCTTGGCCTATATACTTAGATCCGACAGGTAAAGAAAAACAAGCTGGTGTTCAAGTAGATTTAGATCCTGGTGATATGTTAGTTTACATGGGCTGTGAGCTAGAGCATTGGAGAGAGGCTTTTAAAGGTAAAGACTGTGCACAAGTATTCTTGCATTATAACGATGTTAAGAAGAAAACAGCCAAAGAAAACCTGTACGATAAAAGACCTTTTTTAGGTTTACCAGCGTGGTATAAAGGCTTTAAAATCAATAAATAATATTATATAGTCCTGTTTTGATGAGGAGTATTTCCACCACACCACAATACTCCTCGTCTAAACAGGATATTATATGTTACAAAAAATAGGCTTTGCACCAGGTATTAATAAACAAATTACAGCGACTACGGCTGAAGGCCAGTGGATAGACTGTGATAACGTTCGTTTTAGGTATCAGACACCTGAAAAAATAGGTGGTTGGAAACAATTAGGGGCAGACAATGTTACAGGCGCTGCTAGAGGACTACACCAATTTATCAATAGTCAGAGTATTAAATACTCAATCATAGGAACAAACAGAATATTATATGCTTATTCAGGTGGCGTGTTCTATGACATACACCCAATTAAATCTACAACTACGCTTTCTAATGCATTTAGCACGTCTAATGGATCGGCCATAGTTACAATCACAATTACATCTCATGGTTTTGAAGCAGGTGATATTATATTGTTAGATAATTTTAGTGCGATTACAAATTCAAATTTTAGTGCGTCTGATTTTGATGACATAAGATTTATGGTAACGTCTGTGCCAACAGCAGATACTATAACAATTACGATGCCTTCAAACGAAACAGGATCAGGCGCTACAACGTCTGGTGGTATTAGAGTTCAACATTATTTTCCAGTTGGACCTGCTGTTCAGGCAAAAGGTTTTGGATGGTCACTTGGAACTTGGGGTGGAGAAGAAGTTGGTGCTTTTACAACAACTTTAAACGGAGCCATATCTAGCACGTCTGGTGGTAACAACGGATCAGCTACAGAAATAACTTTAACAGACGCTACACAGTTTCCATCATCAGGGACAAACTTTGTACAAATAGGAACTGAAGAGATATCATACACAGGTATTACAGGAAACAAACTTACAGGTATTACAAGAGGAGTTAGAGGAACATCGCCAACTACACACAGTAACGGAGCAACAGTTACAAACTCCTCAAGCTATGTTGCATGGGGCGAGGCTGCATCTGGTGACTTAGTATTAGAACCAGGTATGTGGTCGTTAGATAATTTTGGTGACAAAGCTATTTGTTTAATTCACGATGGTGAAGTGTTTGAATGGAATTCAGCAGCCGTAAACGCCACTTCAAACAGAGCTACAATTATATCAGGTGCACCAACAGCATCAAGACACATGATCGTATCTACACCGGATAGACACTTAGTGTTCTTTGGTACAGAAACAACGATTGGCGATAAATCCACACAAGACGATATGTTTATTAGATTCTCTGCTGTTGAGGATATTAATACATATGTGCCAACTGCAACCAATGACGCTGGCACACAGAGACTGGCTGACGGATCACGGATCATGGGAGCGATTAGAGGTAGGGATGCAATTTATGTATACACAGACACAGCATTATTTCTACAAAGATTCGTAGGTCAACCGTTTACATTTGCATTCGTGCAAGTTGGAACTAACTGTGGATTAGCTGGACAGAACGCAGTTGTTGAAGTGGATGGAGCAGCATACTGGTTATCTGAAAATGGTTTCTTTAAATATGCCGGTGCTCTTGAATCACTACCGTGTTTAGTAGAGGATTTTGTATATGATGATATTAATTTAGATTCTGGTAATCAAATGATTACAGCAGGACTTAACAACTTGTTTGGTGAAATTATGTGGTTCTACCCAACGTCAACATCTTCTGTGGTAAACAGGATGGTTTGTTATAATTATTTTGATTCATCTCCAACAAGACCAATATGGACAGTTGGAACATTGGCTAGAACATCATGGGCTGACTCTGCTATCTTTGGTAAACCACATGCATTAGAATATGATGCTGACGGTGTAGAACCCTCTACATCAGCTACATATGTACAAGGCAATACAGATGGCACTTCAACTTATTATGAACATGAAACAGGCACAGATCAAATTAAAGGCGGTACGACAACTGCAATAACTGCAAATATCTTGTCTGGTGATTTTGATATTACACAAAGAGTGGCAAGAGGTACGACTTCTGCTATACCTGATTTAAGAGGCGATGGTGAGTTTATGATGAAGATAAGAAGATTTATACCCGATTTTATTTCACAAACAGGCTCAACCAGAATAACTTTAAATTTAAGAAACTTTCCAAATGACACAGCTGCAAGCTCGTCACTAGGGCCTTTTGATATTACCTCTAGTACACAGAAGGTAGACACTAGAGCCAGAGCAAGAGCTATAGCATTAAAGATACAAAACACAGGATCTAGTCAAAGTTGGAAATTAGGGACATTTAGATTAGATATACAAGCAGATGGAAGAAGATAAAAAAATTACAGATTTTATAACACCAAATGTTAGTTTTACTAAGTCAGGTAGACAAGATATACAAGGCACTCCTGTTAAAGTAGATCAAACAACTTTAGATGCTTTAGTTGCATTAGATATACCTTTGTCTGACAAATTAAATATTATATCTAATATATATTATGGAAAAAATAGAGACCAATTTTTTTTAGATGGTCAAGAGATATTTGTTGGTGAGGGTAGAAATAGAAACAGAGATGTAGGTATTAAATATAATTTTGATGACGATGATGAAGGTTTAGGTTTATTACTTAAAAAAAATATTGATACAGGTGAAGATGAAGCTAGACTTAGATTTTTAAAAAAATTTTTATTAGGAGGAGTGGTATAATGGCAAAG